CCCGCCTCCTCCAGTAAAAACCCCCGCTGCAAACGCACAGGTACTGACCTGTGGCGCCCAAACTCGGGGGGGGGGGGGGGTACATGGCAGCCTCCCTTAGAAGCTACTGACACCCTGCACAAATTTGAAATTATTATGCCAAGTGTAACATTTGGCGATGCCTTTCAGCAATGGCAAACACTCAAACAGAAACGCAAAAAAGCCCCCAGCCCTTCCCGACATGGCTGGATGTCGAGAAAGGCTGGGGGGCTAACGGGTTGGATGCGGTCAAGGACAGCTATCGGTCTGCGCCTCGCCACTTGTCGAAGCTGCGTGCGCCGGTGTAGCCAAGGTAGCCTGCGCCGAACAGCCACCAGAGGTTTTCCGGGATTGCGCCGAGCAATTTACTCAGGTTTTCGGCCGCTTGAAACGTTTGCTGTGGCCACCAGATGCCGATAATGGCTCCGACCACACACATCAGAATGATGCTGTAAATCACGTAGAGGAAGGTTGGGCGTGCGCGGCTCGTCCACGGGTCTGCTGAATTAGCCTCGGCCAGGATGGCCGACAAGCTCACCTGCATTTCCTGCAGGGCTTGCTGGCCTTCAAGCTGCAACAGTGCCAGTTTGGCTTGGTCACGCTGGGCAGGGTCTGGGATCAGGCGATCAATCAAGCGGCTACCGGCTTCCAGTAGGCCAGGGGCGAGCATTGATACCAGTGGCGTCATTGGGCACCTCCAAACAGTTTGATTTTGACGATGGTGCCAGCCAGCAGCACCATCACCAGGCCAGTGACCAGCATTTTGATAAGCGTGAGCCCGGCAGTTTTCTTGGCTTCGTTAAAGGCGTCGAGCAGATTACGTAGTTCGAGGATGTCCCGGGCGGCATCTGGGCCGTCGAGCCCGACATCGGACAAGGCGTGGCGTGCGCCGCGCTCGGCAACCCGCTCCAGCAATTCTTCAAATTCTTCGTGCGGCATGATCACCATGCCATCCATCAAGTGGGGGTCGGTCATTTTGGGTCTCCGTTAAATTTGGTCAGCCGTGTGGACGGCTGGGTGCTCGGCAACGCAGGTAATTTCCACCTGCTCGCCGCGTGGCCGCACGCTGATGACTCTGGCCTGCAAACCCCAATCGTCGGTCTGGCCGAATGCGTAGTGAGTGCGTTCGCCATTGGTGCCGGTTTCGATCACGATATCTGGCGCTGCGGTGAACAGGGCTTGTTGCTCACCGATGCCAGGGCTAACGTTGAATGGGCCAGCGACAGAACCATCGCGCTTGCGTAACGCAATGACGTGGGTTGCGGTGGAATCGAGAAATGGCAGTGGTTCAGAGGTGGAGGCGGTCAGCGTGGCGGCATCCCACGCGACAATTTCGCCACCCGAGCCCCAACTCGGCATGTCGTGAGCGATGGCGACGAGGTCGCCATAGGTGGGGATCAGCCCTTCCAGCTCAGTGCGAAAAGTGATGATGCGCCGCCGGTAACGATTGGCAGCGGCGATGTACATCCCTTCGCGCGCCGCCTGCGCAGCACCCGTGCAGCCAAACAGCCGCAGCTTGGCCGGGTTGTCTGTGCTGGAGCCAGTGACGGACACGGTAATTTCATCTGGCTTCCAGGTGCGGCTGCTGAAATACTCCACCGTGACTGCGTCTGCCGTTTCCTCGCCCGGCATGATGTATTGAATTTTCAGGCTGTTTTTGACGATGTTGCGGGTGGAGAACAAAGCCACCGGCAGGCTGCGATGCTCGTCACGCACGATGCGCACGATGCCGCCTTGCAGGAATGGCACGGCGCGGCCGCAACGGGCAACACGGGTTAGCGCCTCCCACACGGTCACTTGCTGGTCAAAGATGGCGTCAAAACCATCGCCACGCGCCGCCCAGGTTTGCTCCAGTTGATAAAGGGCCGCGAGGTCAATTCTTGTATCGGCTAGCTTTGCGCCATAGCTGGCACGCAGAATGTCGGCAAAAGCCCAGGTGATGGAGCGCGTGGATGACGATCCTGTCCAGCCGGTCTCAGACGACCAGCGGGGTAACTTGCGGGTGACGATGCAGTTGATCAGGCGGCTGGAGCGTTGCGAAAGGTTATCGGTGGCGCGCATACGGATGGCCAGCAAGGTCACTGCGGGTAACTGAGCTGCTGTATCGGCCAAATAAGCCCGCGCCTCGCCCCAACGCACCTCATGCCCAGCACGGGAGCTGCTGTCTTTGGCATCCACGCGCGTCGCGCGCACCTCAAACCGCCCGGAAGTAACCGGGTAGCTGAAGGTCAAACGTTGAGGCGTCGTGGTGGCCAGCGTCAGACTTTCAGTACCGAGAATGATCCAGTCGCCCTGTGGGTCGCCTTCGTCGTCGATGCGACGGGCGGAAACGGTCCAGGTGGCGGTGCGGGCATCGAGCCCACCAGCATCATTGGCGAAGTAAAGGCCGCGCGGCAGCAGAATGTCGATGCCAATATGAGTGGCTTGGGTTTCCTGCGGGTTGAGCGCAAAGCCGCCGATCCAGACTCCGGCCAGCAGTTCCTGCCCGGCGACTTCGGCGGCGGTAACCACATCCGGATTGAACAGCGTATTGCGGCTCCCGGGCGGGATGACTTGTATCTCTACTTCTTCGAAGGCTGAAATCGGCGTGTCTTCGATGCGGATTTGCTCGATATCGTATTCACCAAGGCCGATGCAGTGAAGTTGGTGCAGGTACTGCTCGTTGTTGCGGTATTCGCCATAAGGCGTGCTGGCCAAGTCGGGATAGACCAGATGCCGACCGTAGATGACCGGGATGGGTTGCGCCAAGCGCGCGTAGTTGCCCTGACCTTGCAGGCTGTAAGTGGGTGACGGCTGCGCCATGCTTCCGCCGCCCGTCGCAAAGGATGGCATGTTGGGTGTAGGCAACGGCACCATCGCGCTTACCAAAGCGGAGCCAGCCGTCATGATGATGGCCGATCCAACGGCGGTGGCCAGATTGCCGGAAAAGCCCAGACTGGCGCCCAGCGGCCCACCATAGACGGTAGCGACCACCATGACTGCGATCATCAGCACGGTGCGCAGAGGGTTTTTTCCGCCGCCCCCTCCACCACCACCGCCCTGGGGTAGTGTGACGAATACGAGAATGCCGCCGATGCGGGTTGTCGCCCAATCGGCACGCAACACCGGTACGCCATCCTTGAGGCACAGCGTGGGCGCTTCAAATTCCGTGATGCCCTGCGACTGCAGCCATTGGCGAATGCTGAGATGGGGGCTGGACGGTAAAAACTCATGCACCTCGCGCTGATTCGGCTGGAAGGGGTTGCGCAGCATGATGACGGCGCTGTTCATGGCGCATCTCCCGCAAAGCGGTAAAACCCCTCGACTCGCCAGCCATGTAAAAGCAATTCCGGCAATTTTTGATAAACAACCCCCGCGTCTTTGACGGCGTGCAGCACGCCGCCACCATCGACATCGAGCCAGACGCCAACATGCACCGGATGGCGTGACTGGCGTAGCAACACTGCATCGCCCTCTTGGGCGTGATCTTTGGTGTATGCCACGTTTTGCCAGCGCTGCCGCTCGGGGTGGTCACGAAATGCGCCCAGCACCGCACGCAGGTCGTCCGCGTTGACCGGGATCTCAGGCAAATCGCGGGCAAAGTGGCAACGTTGCACGGCAAGAAACAGACCCCAGCAGTCGTAGGCATCTGGACCGCGCGCGCCGGCAACCCAAGGTAGGCCGATGTACTGAGCGGCCCAGCACGAGTAAGATTTGCCAAGATATAAAGGAGAAGAAAAATGCAAGGGTCGTTTCATAAAAATGTTGTGGGACTTTCAGAATCGGTCTCAGTTGATCGAGATGGAACTCTTCGGACAGAACTTGTTGTCACCACGTCTATTCCAATGGAGGCCAGTGCCTCCAATTACGATGAAGCTCAAGCAAATGAAGTGATCGAAAAAACCGTCGAATATCTCAAACAAAACGACCAATTTGATGCAGCGGTTTTCTTTCTTACATCTCAGTCTCGAAGCTCATCGCGTGAGCCCCGGAAAGGTCTTGGCGGTGTAGCTGATACCCGGAAATGATTTATTGCCGACATCAAGCATTCGCGCCCGCCCGGTGATGCGAAAGATGTCGGCTTCAACTTCAGTGAGCACCAAGTGAATGGGCGGGTCCATTTGCGGGCCTTCCAAATCGGTCGACAGGTACGGGCGGTATGTGACCTCGATCACCGCCTGCGATTCGGCGGCAGCATCAAGATGACGGACAATTTCACGCGAGACGTTGTCCAGGGTGACGGTGATCTCCGGCACCGGTAGTGTGTCCACCGGTGGCAGATCAAGCTCGAAACCCATAGCGACAAAGCGCACCATCTCGCCACCGTTGAGCGCCGCCGAGGCTTCCAGACGTGCATCCAGATTGGCGGTGTCGCGCACCACCCGAATGGCCGTGGTTTGGCCGAATTCATCCACAAAGGCAGGGTGGCGTAGCTCCAGCGTGTGCAGAATTATCTGGTTGGATGGCGCGCTGGCGTAGGCCTCCTTGATGGCCTCGGACAAAGCGGCGTTGGGCATTACAGGATCACCGGATACGGGGTGCCGATCCAGTTGCTGTTGTTGTCTGTATTGGCGTAGCTACCGCCATAACCGGCCACACAAAGCTGTCCATCGTCAAACAAAAAAGCCGAGCATTGCTCTGCGCTCGTGCCATAAACAGCAATGTCGGTCACGGTACGCAAAGCAATCGGCACCAGGGCAGGTGTCGTGCGATTGGTGTTGTCGCCCACTGCCAAAGCACCATTGCCGTTGTAGCCCCATGCATACACAGTGCCGTTTTGTAGCAAGGCCAGGCAGTAGTTGTAGCTACCAGTTCCCCCGATGGCGGCCTTGACCACGGTGTTGCCAATTGGAATTTGTGCAAAGTCTGCCGCATGGTTGCCAGCCACATTGCCATTGGCTGAATAGTTGCCGGCCCCGGCCCCCCACAAACTGCCATCCGTTTTGCGGATGAGAACCATGGGATAGTCGTAGCTGTTCGTGTAAACCTCGGACACACCGATGGCAACTTGGACAGGCGTAAATTGGTTGGCAAAGTTACCGCACCCAAGGTTGCCGTAAGTGGTGTTGGTCCCCCATGCATGCAATCGGCCGGCGCTATCCTGCGCGTAAGCAGCCGTGTGGCCGCAATACACATTGACGATGGACTTGCCCGCGAGCGTGCCCCCGGTACGTTGAACCGGGATATTGGCCTGCGCCGTTGTGCCGTCACCCAGTTGTCCATCACCGTTATATCCCCACGAGTAGAATTTTCCATCTGCCTGAACGGCATAAGCGGCGGTGTAGCGTTCACGCCCAAGACGGGCAGCAACCACATTGCTCAGAACCGGCACCTGCACGAACTGGTTGCGCTGCGTCGTGTCTCCCAAACCCAACTGGCCATATCCGTTGTAGCCGGTGGCGTGGAGCGTGCCATCTGCGCACAACGCCATGACGCTGCAATACCCCTCAATACCGCCAGCCACGACGACATCGATGACGGTCTTGCCAAAAATTGAGCTACTCGTAACCAGACTCGCATTCACGGGGACGCGGCGGTCAATGATGTCATTCAGGCCCAGTTGGCCATAGCCGTTGTAACCCCATGACCACAGCTGACCATTGATGTCAATGCAATAGGCTGCGTAGTTGTAGTCGACATAGACTTTCGCAGCACCGGCGAACCCTGGCGCAAAACCAACCCGAACCGGATAGGGACGGGCAAAGGTGTTGCCATCGCCCAGTACATAGTTGTCGTTGTTACCCCACATGCGCACCGAGTTGTCGGTCATGATCGCGCCGAATTTGCGGTAAGGACGGTTGTTCACCTTGCCGCTGGCGTTCTCCAGCAACCGCTTGACCTTGGTGCCAGAACGCACATCGGGCGTGCCCCATGCAGGTAGGCCGTTGGCACCGACCGTGAGCACCTGACCAGTCGCCCCCGGAGCAAGAGCAGCCAAAGCGCCACCACTGTTGTAGACCAGCTCGCCAGCAGAACTGGAAACACCCGCAGTCCCTTGGGCAAACAACTGCCATTTAGTGAGATTGTTGAGTGGAGACACGCCCAGCGTGTTGTCGACCAGGCAAACATAGCTGTCGCCATTAAAGGTCACCACATCTTGCCGGAAATACGTGGTCGCGCCTACGTAGCTGCCCTTGTAGCTGAACGCGATTTTTCCAAGACTGACTGTGCCCATCTCAATATCCTTTAAAAAATGATTTGGCTCGGCGTACTGCGTGGGTTGCCCAGCGGGTCGCCATTCATATAGTTAGAGGCAGCACCCGTGGTGTAGACACGACCATCAGTGGTTAAAAAGTGGTGCGCCATCACGATGTCGTCACCCGCACTGCAGTAGCCGCTACTGGAAAAATCGACGATTTTGCGATCAAGCATCACAAAACTATTGGGCAAATTGCCACTGGCGCCCTGACCGTTTCCCACCGTACCATTGGTTCCGCATCCCCAGCCGACAGCGCGCCCATCAGAACGTAGTGCCATCGCGGTAGCGCCATACATCGCCCCGTAGCAACGCATCTTGGTGACACCTTCCAGATAACCCGCACCGATTGTTTGCCAGGTTGTGGTGTCGGCACTTTTGCCATTGAAGTTGTAGCCGCTGTAGCCGGTGGCTTTGACCGTGCCATCTTGCATCAGGGCGATGGATCGCGCGTAACCGCCGGAGATAGTGAAGGCATCGAGCACACCATCGAGGCATTTGTACGGGAACATCGCTGAACTTGTCCAGATGTCGCCGGCGTAGCCCGTGCCCCACCCGCCATTGGTCTGACCGCTGTCGTCGCCCCACATATAAAGCGAGCCGTTTTCCAGCACGACGGCAAAGCGACGGTAATACTGTGCGCCGGCAACCCAGTGGGCATCAGTTTCTGCCGTGCGGATCGTCTTGACCGGTTTATCTTCGCCCCAAGGCATGAACAGCGCATGGAAAATTTGGTCGAAGTTGTGCCCGGAGCTGCCGCCTTGCCCGGCGGTCCACAAGCGACCGTAGGTATCGATCAGATAGGTTGCTGTATAGGTGCCGCCACTGACGAAAGCATCTTTCATCGGATACCGCTGACTGATCGGCACCACTTTAGGATACAACGAACCGTTGGTATCTCCCCACCCGCAACAACCGTATTGGTTCAACCCCCACATATATACAAGCCCATTGCTGTCGAGACAGCCCTGGTGCTGGCAACCGTAATAGTCGTAGCCCGTGAACACCTTGACCACCCGCGTGGTGGACCCGAGATCTCCCAGTCCGTTGAGCTTTCGGGGTATGAAGTTTTGGGAATTAGTGCCGGACGCGTTTTCGCTATTGGGGCCCGAGTGCCATAAGCCGCCGTTTTCGTCGATGTAAAAGGTATCGAGCCAATTGGATTTAACGGAAACGATGCGAGGGCTGCCCGGCAAAAATGCCACCCGTGCTGGCTTGGCGCGAGCGAAGTCACCGGCACCACAACCAAGCCGACCACCTGATGCGTTACCCCATCCACGCACATCGCCACCATTCATAACGGCCATCATGTAGTAGCTGCTGGCCGTATAGGCACCGCAGTTGAGCGTGTCCATCAGCTTGAGCGCAATGGTCCCGTTGCGCTCCTGCATGAAGCGAAACTCCATGCCCGTCGGGCCATTGGAATGCAGAACCATCCCGGCATTGCCGCCGACGGACACCCCTCCGGTGAGTAGTTGCCCTTTGAGAATCACGTCCTGCTGCCCCAAGGCGAAAGGCTGGGGCGTGCCCCCGCGAATGACATATGCGCCGCCATCCTTGAAGACGACATCGCGCTCCTGGTAGGCAAGGTAGGGGGAATAGATTCCTTTCCAGCGATAGCCGATCGACTCGATGGACATACTCATAGCGCCATCTCCAAACCATTGCGCTGGACCGAGAAAATCAGACCTTCACTGACCAGCCATGATGGAAAAGATGCGACATCAAATGCCTCTTCACGTCCCTGCGTGAGCAGTAACTCTGATCCATCATCCGACAATTGGAATCCGTAAAACTGCGGCAAGGCAGCGGTGTGAACCAACTCGTACCCGGACTCATCAGCCTTGACCTTCAAGAGCATGCCGCGTGCGCCGCTCAATACATCGGGGAGGCCAACGGCGAGCAAGCGCGCCATCACCTGCTGCAACACTGCTTCGGCGTCAAGCAGGACCTGATTACCGCTGATCTGGACTTGCTGAAGAACAGCGGTGGTATCCGCTACGCCTTGGTTTGCGGCGTGCTGAGCCCGGTCAGCCTCGTCCGAGGCCAATTCAGCAGATACCAGTGCATCCTGAGCTTGCGCTTGGCTTTGCGCGAAGATGCCGTTTGATGCGACGTTGATGCGAATATCGGCATCGTGAAGCAGCTTGGCCACAGTACTTACCTCGCCACCCTCGGTGGTGACCGTGCCTGTGGCTGAGCCGTGAACCACGTTATGCAATAGCGTGCTGTCGGCCGCAACTTGCGTGACGGCATTGTGTAGATCGGTTTGCAGACTCATTGCTGTCTTTCAAGTTGACATGGCGGCAGGTAGCCGCACAGGTAAAGTGTTGTGCACCAGTGGATGGAGTTCGTTGCTCATCGCGAAGATGTCTTCCGCATTGAGCTCCAACAACAGGTTGAGCGCACCCTCATCGAGCGTCGGACGTTCGCGTATTTCCAACTCGCCGCGTACTTCCCAACGCCGGGCCGGTAACAGCCGGGCATCGAACTGGCGAGTGAACCGTGCATCGTGAGGAAGCAAGCCCAAGCCGCCCAAAAGGGTGATCTGGAACCATTGCCCGCCTTCATCGGCGTGAAATTTGTACCAAGCCTCGAACAGGGCGAAGTGATACTCGCCCAGCAACCAGCGCACGGTGATACGAGTCGGTGTCTGACGGAAACGCCGCCGCTGGCGCGCGGGGCCGGATTCCATTTCAGTGCGCAGCACAGCTTCCTGTGGCGACACGGCATACCCTTCCACCGTCGGCAGCGGTAAGGTGTCTGGCCAACTGACCAAGGTTGACGTACTCATAGCAGGACTCATCGTTGTAAGGTTCAGCGAAATGAGCCAGCTGCCGGGTTCAAACCGTAGCGGCGCTCCAAGGTGGGGGCAAGACCAGAGCCTTGTGAAATTGACCGGGACATACGTGCCTCCATCTGCTCGACGATGACATCGAGACGCATGCCGCCATCGGGTTGCTGCTGGCGCTCGACTCGAGCCTCCACGCCACTGGCGCGGTTGATGACATTGACCTCAACCCGCACCTCTGGCTTGGCACCGACTGCACCACCCAGGGCGCGCAATTGGCCCGGGGTAAAAACCGCTTCGCCCTGCCTGGCGATGATGGGCACTTCACCGGCGACCAGACCGCCACCATGAAAACGCGGCGCGCCGGCAAACAAACCAATGGGGGCGGAACGTGACGACAGCGTTTCAGCGCCGACCAATCCGCCCGAGTGTGCAACCATGACCGGGCTATTCATCAAGTCGGTGGCACCGGCTGGCAATGCTGATGCGTCACTACCGCCACCAGAGAATAGTCCGCTGGCCCAGTTAGCCAATGGCAAGGTGATCATGCGTTGGATCTGGATGCGCACCAGATCCGTGATGATGCTGTCGGCCATGCTCTTGAAATCAAGCTTGCCCGTGGTGACAAAACTGGTCAGCGCGTCTTCCATGGCGCGAAACGCACCGGTCACCGCCCGCTCAGCCTGCTTTGCCGCATTGGTGGCATCTTCGATGTAGGTACGCAACGCAGATTTTGTGCCGTATTCAAAGCTGCGCTGGTAGTCGACGTTGGCGCGCGCCAGATCCTCAACGATGGGGAGTTGTCTGGCCAACGCATCGTTTATGGCTTCGATGGCTTGTCGCGCCAGTTCTGGCTCCTGGAGCTGATTGGCTTCCTTGCGGGCGGCGCTGGCAGATTTTTCCAGATCGGCACGGGTTTGTAGTGCAACCCGGTCAGCCTCTGACAGGTCAAGCATCTGGCGCTTGAGTTGCAACTCATCAGCGCGCTGACGGTTGGCACCGATGAAGTTCTCAACAATCTGACGAGATTTTTGCTCTTCCTTCTCGTACTCGTCGAAGCGTTTATTGGCTTCCTTTTGTTTCTCGATGGCATCGAGGACGGTGATGTATTTCTCGGCTTGCGCCGCTACGCCTTTGTAGCCCTTGGCTTCCAAATCGAGCGCCTTGGCGCGCAGCTCAGCGGCCTCGCCTTCGGTACTCTTGGTGACCCGACCTTGTAACTGACGCAGAAATGTATCCCCTTCGTCACGCTTTTCAGTGCTGCCTTTGGATTGGAAGCCGGACAAATCCAGTGCGAGCGGCTTCTTGCGCGGCTGCTTGGGTAAAAATTCGTCATATATTTTTTGAACCTGTGCGGCCTGCTCGGCGGTGTCGAGCACAAACTTCTGCCCCATCACCCGAACGGTACGGCGTTGTTCGTCAAAGAAGCGCTGCACCTGATCGACGTAGCCAGGGTTCTGGTTGATGTTGGCGAGCCGCTGGTTGGCAGCCTCTACAAACTTGTCGCGTGCGGCTTGAAGTTTGAGAATTTCGGCATCGATCAGCTTCGGGTCGTAGCCCATGGCTTTCATGGTGCCGAGGGAATCGACCTTGAACCAGGTCTCCAGGTCTTTGCCTACCACTTGCAGGCTGTCGAAGGGCTGGGTAATCACCCGCTTGGTGAGCACCGCAGCTTCGGCGATGAAGGCCAGACCGGAGGCCACCGCTTCAAGGAATTCCAGCACTTGCTGGCGATTCTGGGTGATGGCCAGCAGTTCGTTGGAAAAGCTGCCGGTCTCGGTTTTGGCCAGGAACATGCGTTCAGTGAGGTCGGCCAGCACGGGGATTACTGCTGCGCCAATCTGTCGTTGCAGACCCTCGCTGACGGCATGCAGGCGCTTGAGATTGTCGTTAAAGGCTTCCGATGCCTGCGCAGCATCTTCCGACATTACCAATCCGAGGCGTTTGGCCTCCTCCATCATGCCCGTCAGTCCTTCGCGGCCCTGATTGAGCATGGGGATCATGTTGAGCCCCTCTTTGCCAAAGAGTTTGACCGCCAGCGCAGCTTTTTCAGCGCCGTCGGGCATGGCAGCAAACTTGTCGGCAAGATCAAGCAGGACGGCTTCGGTGGGACGAATCTGACCGGTGCTATCCATCGCAGCAACACCCAGCGCTTTCAATGCCGCGCCGCCCTCGTCACCCTTGACCTTGGTGTCAAAGAGTGCAGTGGACAGGTGCTTGAGTCCTTTGGTCAACCCTTCGGTAGTGACATCCGAAAGCTCAGCCGCGTATTTGAGAGCGGATAACGCCTCGACTGAGACGCCGGTTTTTTGCGCGAGCTTGTTGAGCTCCTCGCCCGTTTCGGCCACCGGCAGAATGAGCTGGGTCAGACCATAGCCGATACCGGCAATGGATGCCCCGGCAATCAGCCCCGCCGGTCCCAGCCGCGAGAGCACCGTACCCAGCGCACCGAGGCGGCCATTGGCCGACTCGAGATGTGCAACTGCGTCATTGGCGGCTTGCGACAAGTTGCGCAGGCCACCCGAGGCCGGTTGAGCGGCCGCTTCAATGCGTTTTAGAGATTTCTCGCCCGAGCTTCCGACTTCTGTCAGTTCCGCCTTGACTTTGCCACCGTCAATCACGGCAAGACGAATGGAAAGTGTGCGTTCAGCCATGGCGAATTTATGTACTTTGAGCGTTCAGTGCGGTGACAAGACCGCGAATCAACCCAGATTCGGCGGCAGGGAACAACAAGGTCATGGCATGCGGGTCGTAATCCTGCGCACCAGCAGCCGCGAGCCAGGCATTCAGATCAAGGCCGATGGCCACAGACTGCGCCAGCCTGACTTGCCCGGTACAAAGGTCGAGCAAGGCCAGCGCCTGCCAACCTTCCTCAGTGAGTGGTGCGTGGAGTCGGTAGGGGCAATCCGGGCAGGGGCTGGAACAAGACTCGCAATACGCCGGCCCGCCACTGATATGCCACTCGGTGCGGGCCGTTATGCGTTTTTTTCAGAATCCAGCAAATAGAGGGCTGCGAGGTATTCGCGCTCGAAGGCATCGGCGATGGGCCATAGCGCCATGAGTGCGCTGATGCCGTCAGGACTGACCAGCGCCGGTTTGCCTTTGTCGTCAGCGACACCCTCCCAATCAATCACGGTTGCCTTGGCCAGTTCGACAATCAAGGTGGCTGTGCGCATACCCGCAGCGGCGTGGTCTTTGCCTTCAATTTCCGCCGCTGCATGGCGGGCGGCCATGACCAGCGCGGTGGTGGCTGGTTTTACGTGCACCCGTACGCCGTGGGCAAGTTCTAGCCAGTAGGGTTCGCGTTTCAGATTGAGTTTAAGCATGTTGGATTTCCGTGAGAGTGATTTAGCAGGTGCAGGCTCAGTAAGAGGCAATGTCGTTAATCAGCGTGACTGTCAACATCCGGTCGCGCGCCGCGTTTTTGGCGGCCTGCCAGTCAAAGGTGGCTTGAATGCCACCGGGCCCTGAGATGGATAGCTTGGGCTTGGGCAGATAGACCTCATGGGCGGTGAAGGTGATGCGACGATCAGCAGAAATGACATAGCTAAAACTGAGTTCGATGGGCTGACCATCGGTGGCCGCATCTATCAGCGTGGTGTCGGCAAAGCGCATTTCCAGATTGCCGGTAAGGCTGGCCACAGTAGGGTCAGCACCGTCGATCTTGCCGTCCGAGCGAATGGTTTCGATACGCTCCAGATTGTTCGAGTACGTCAGCTGGGCCGAAACCACATTGCCAAGAGGCTGACCCTCTTTTTCGATAGCGCCCTGGAACTGGTTGAAGCGCAAAAGTTCTCGAGTGGCCGGACTGGGTGCGACGGGACTGCTGCGCCGCAGCTCGCCCTGCGCGACCAGGCCGACCGTGGCATTGGCGGCACCGGATCGGGCAAACTTGATTTGCATAGAATTGACCATCACTCCGGAGGCGACAAACCACGCAGGGATATCAGGCAGACCCGTTTCCAGCGTCAGGCTGGGCAGACTGGCACCGCCAGATACAAATGTGTGGGTGACCGCTGCCCCGCCCGTGGTTTGTGGTGTGCCAACGGGGGTGCCAAATAAGGCTTTGAGCCAAAGACCGAAATAGCGCAAATCGACCGGAACGACCATATCGCCCTCGACCTTGATTACATCGCGAATTGGCGCGCTGGGATCGCGCCCCATGCCGATCAGATCGTTGGGGGTCAGGCCCTGTTCAGAGCCCAGCGAGGTAGAGATGAACGGAAGTTTCCAGAAGTCGTCGACTGCGGGGTCGGGTGAGACACCGTAGGTTTGCTCGAACGCGGCCAATAAAGTCGCGTTCGCGCCATAGGCACGGGCCATTTGATTCTCCTTGTTGAAAGTGGGCAGGCTTTGTTCATTCAGTCCAATGGACCGGAACTGGTGTAGTTCAGCAGTACCGGGACGACACAGGCACGGATTGCCGCTGCGCCTTCCGGGGCGATGTCTTCGAATTTCGGGGCCGCAGCCATGGTGTGCTCGACCACACCACCCAAAGTCGGATTGGCTTTAATCAGTGCTCCCAACTGGGCGAGCAGCGCATCCATTTGCCGATCTCGCTCCGCTGCCGCAGGTGTTGCCACGAAGACTTCAATGTGCGCTTCGTGCTCCCAAACGTAAGTCAATGGCGACAGCAGAATTTCAGGCTCGCCCATTTCACCGTCACGCAGAATCAGCAGGCCGTCAGTCGGCACACGTTCGGGCAGCGAGTCGTTGCGTTTCAGTGTGATGGGCAAGGTTGAAAGTTGTTCGAACAATGCCTGCAGAACCTGTTCACGTCGGGTCATGGTTTGTTGTCCTCTGGCCAGGCTTGAGTCACCAAACTGGGTAAGCGATTCACCCAGTGCTGCCCGGCCTGCGCCACGTCGAGCTTTTTATTGAGGGTGACTTGCGGCACCAGCAAAAACATCGGGACCGATGCCAGCCCGCGACCTGAGCGCAGGGCTGAGTCAGAAGCCCTACTGAATTTTCCAAATGCGCCGCCGCGCTTGCCTTGCCGGGCACGCTGCTGTTCGGCAACCAGGAGCGAAGGCTTTCCACGCCGGTACACAAACCGCAGCCGCTGACCACGCATACGCTCCCATTCGCCCGGTGTGAGTTGCTTTCCACGCCGTCCACGACCCGCCGCAGGTAACGGAATCGCCAGCCAGAAACCGTCTTTTGAGCGGATGGTGGCACCCCGGTCGTGGGCCGAAACAATGGTCGGCGCACGAGAAAACACCAGTCCCGCCGCCGAGAGACTCAACTGACCCTTGGGGTAGACCTCGCCGCGCCATGTGTTGGCCAGACGCTGGCCCATACCAGCGGCGGTTATTTGTACTCGCAGATCGGCTTTCAAACCCTCGGTGGCTTGCCGAACACCAGCAGTTACTGCACGTTCCGCCGCCTTGAGTTCGTCGGCCATGATCTTGTCCAACTCGCCCGAGAGGGCTGCGAGCAGTCTCATGTCAAACCGGGTAGGCCTGCACGGTCCAAAGTAACCCGTCACGATCACGCACTGGCGCCCCTTGAATTCGGTATGTCTGTCCGGCAACGATCAGGGTGTCTCCCTCGCTGGGGGTGGCGACCTCCGCCACGCACAGATCAAATCGGGTCGTGCTCATCACCAGATGGGTGTCGCCAAAGGCTCCGACAACATCAGGCTGGCGGGAGATCACCCGAACGGGTCGCTCGGCCCCTGATGCATCGCAATGGACAGCGCTCTGGCCGAGCCGGGCGAACAAGCGTTCAACCGCACGGACAAAGGGGTCGTGACGGCTCATCAGGATATCGTCAGCTTGACCAGTACGCCGGGTCGGTGGCACATCGGCAGGGGGTTGCTCTGGGTGTGCAGATCAGTGCCGCGCTCGAATTTACGTGGCTCCTGCTTGGCGTAGATCGGCTGACCCAGCGTGTTGACCGTTTCGTTGAAATCTGCCGGTGCAAAGTAGGTGGCGAAGGTGTCTACTGTTCCCACCGGAAAAGCGTGGGCTTCGCCGGCGGCAATAAAGCGGCGGCTGGCTCCGCTGCCATCCGTGGCTTGGCCTCGATATTCTTCGAAGGTAATGCCGCCGAAGGTAAAGCCGGCACGCACGTCGTCACGCAACATCGCCCCTTGCTGGAAATTCTCGTAAGCCTTCTCGACCTTGGGGTGGCCGGTGAGCTTTTCGAAGAACTCCGGTGAGCACAGGCAGCGCACGCTGGTCATGAATTCGCCGCGCAGGTTCTCTTCAATATGAGCGAGCACGTCGATGCATTTCTGGCGCACGTTGGTGCCGTCGGTTGCCAGTGCGAAGTTGGTCGCTTTCGGTGCGATATCGAATTCATCGAAGAGGTCGTAGAGCACACTGCCGTCGGCATCGAGAATCACCCCCTTCAATGCGCCGATACGCAGATGCTCAAGCGTGATGCCATGCTTGTTGCGCATGCTCTCCAGATGGCTGGCCAGCACCCCAGCGATGGTTTCGATTTCGGACTCCGAGCCGAAGGCACGGATGCCCTGGACTTCCTCCGGCAGCACCACGTCGTCGTGCGGGATGTGGGGCACGATGAATGAGCGCATCTTGCGTTTGCCACGCAACCCCACTGTGCCCGGCGTACCGGGTGGCAGAGTCGGCAACAAATTCAGCACACCATTGCGCTCCTCAACCAAGATCTGGCGGAAACGCACCGGCTTGGCGGGGAATAAGTTGAGCGACTCCAAACGACCGTACCGGTTTGGCAGCAGGTTAATGGCTGCCGTGAGATTGGCCATCGTAAAAGCGGGAGATTGAAACGGGTTTTGCATGATCAGACTCCTGGGTTAAACGGCAACTCGAACGAGAATGCCCAGCGCTTTGAGTTGCAGCTTCGCGGCGGCTTTTTGAATGGGCGTGATGCCGACTGGCCAGATCAGCGCATGGTCGGCGACGATGGCGTGGCGGGAAATGAGGATGCCGTCCGTGCGGTCGGAAGCTGCTGCATCCACGTCGGCAGCCAGAACGCCCACAGCGATTTCGGAGCCATCGGTAGCGGCAGGATCAAGTTGTACGACCTTGGTCGTCGTAGCTTCAATGCCAACAACGGCGCCCAGCAACAGCGTCTGGCCAGCAGCAACAGTAACCCTGTCGCGAGAGTAAAGATGGGGAGCTTCGTACTTAAGGAGGTCACCCAGATTTTGAGATTCTGTGATGGCAGGCATGACTTATTCCTTTCCTGTGATTTTTTTTACCGCTGCCATCAATGGATTGGCTGCACTGCTGGTTTGACGGTGGGCTGCGGCATCGGGGGCAATGGTCGAGGTGATTTCAGTGCTGGTGGCGCGAGCTGCAAGCAGTGCTCGGCGCACTTGGGATTCGCTGGCACCTTCGCCGAGAAAGGATGCAGTGCGCTCAGGATGACCGGAGAGCTGGCACAACTCGGCGATGGCCAGTGCATCGGCGTGGGTGGCAGCCCTGGCGGCAACGATTGCCGATTGCACGGACTCGTCCTGGGTCGCGATGTCTTGTTGCTCTTTATCTGACACAATTTCTTCAGCGAGCGTGGGGTGTTCAGGGGGTTGTTGCATGGCGGTGGGCTCCTTTAAAAGTGGATTACGGGGTTGGGAATGGTGTTGCGTATGAATCTGCGCAGACAGGTTTTGCGTCTTCGGCGTGATGGGTGTTGCAAACCGGCGCCGCACACTGAGATCATTGCGGGCGGCAAGGAATGATGTGAATTCGGCGAGCACGCTGTCGAAATTGCCTTCGGCATCGGCCAAGCCAGAGGCGATGGAATCTGGACCGAAATACAGCCCGGCTTCAGTGGCCCGAATGGCATTGGGGTCGAGGCCACGCATCTGGGCCACGTGATTAACGAAGATGCCGTAGAGTCGATCCACCTCGACCTGGAGTCGGGCATGGGCTTCGCTGCTGAGCATCTCGTGCGGTGAGAAATCGTTCTTTTGCAACCCGGCAGTGATGGCGGTGTAGCGGTAGCCTTCCTGCGCATCCCGTACCGTCTGATCGACGTGCATGGCAATGACGCCAATCGACCCCACGCCACCAGTGCGCGTAACCGTGATCCGTGAGGCGGCACAGGCGATGGCGTAAGCGGCAGAAAATGCGGAATCCGAGGCTATCGCCCAAACCGGCTTGATCGCATCGGCGGCACGAATGCGTTCGCCGAGTTCGAAAACACCTCCGGCCTCGCCGCCTGGCGAGTCCACATCAAGCAGGATGCCGGTGATGCTCGGGTCGGCCAGCGCGACATCCAGCATCGCGGCAACCTCACCGTAAGACATGAGTCCTGAAGTGGCCTCCAGCCCGAGCGAGCGACGAACCAACGTGCCGTGAACCGGGATGATGGCTATCGTCGAGGATGTGGCAAATGCGGCAGCTGAGGCGGATTGGCGCGTTGGCAATGGCAGCGCAGGAAAGTCCGCTGATGGCGCGGACCAGCCAATACGGTCACTCAGCACAGCCAGAATGATGTCCAGCTTGGAGCGGGCGACCAGCAGCGGCGTCCCATACAACCGGGACGCTAGATGGGGCAATAACATATCAGGGGCTTTCGAAGTCTTGTTGCAAAGCTTGTGATGCCACTCTGGGCGTGACGGGTGTCGCTGCAGCGGGCACCTTGTCGTGACGCGGGTCGCTCTCAAGTACGAGGCCCAGTGCATCGGCGCGGGCGTTGTCGGCGGCGATCTCTCTATCCACGTCCTCGGCGTCATAACCGTTGGCCGAAATCGCTTCCGAGCGGGACAGCAACCCTGCTCGAATGGCGGTGAGCATGGCGTCGAACTCTTTCTTTGGATCGACCCACTGCCAACCTTGGGGAATCCATTTGCAAGCCAAATACTGGCGTCGCTTCAAGGGGCCGCCACGAATGAACCCAGGCAACACCAATGCGCCTTCGAGAACCGCCTGTTCCATCCAGGCACGCCAGATCGGACGGCAAAGTTGATGGACGATGACGCCATGCTGCAAAGACTCCACCCGGCGACGGAATTCCAGCAGGCCAGCCCGGATCGAGGAGTAGTTGACCTGCGTCAGATCACCGGTCAGTTGTTCATAGGTGACGCCCATGGCTGCCGCCACGGCGCGAAACTGCATGCGCAGAAACTCCGAATAAGAGCCTCCCACATCGGCAGGTTGTGAGAATTTCACATCCTCGCCGGGCTCCAAAATTTGCATCGTGCCAGGCTCAAGGCCAGCCATTGCGATACCGTTAGGATCCGATGGGCCTTCGCCCATCAAGTTATCTTCGGGAGCCATGCGAGTGATGAAGCCGGCAAACATGGCAGCCGTTTTTTTGCGCACCAACTCGGCATCGTCGTACTGGTCGAGCTCGTTCAATTTCACCAATGCGCGTGCCAGCCAAGGCTCGCCTCGAATCTGTCCGGGGCGCAGTGGACGGAATAAATGGATGATCTCGGCGGCGTCGACACGCACAATTTCCATGCTGCTGCCGGACGACATGACGCTGAACGCGCCGTCCTCTGGGTGGCTGCGATACAAGTGGTAGGCAACTCGCCTGCCCAGTCGGTCGAATTCGATCCCGGCGCGAATGAGATTGCCATTTTCGGCCGTAGTATTCATCGTCACTGGCAAATGCTCGGGTTCCAGCACCTGCAGTTGCATCGCTACCGGCAAACCATCTTCTGGGCGACGGTAACGGATACGCACCAAGGCTTCACCGCCTTCGAGCATGGCTCGGCAGGCCATTGCCTGGAGCCCATAGAAGTCGGTCAGGCCGGCGGCATCCGCCGTTTCTGTCCAATCACGCCAGAGGGACTGAATGCCCTCGCGCAGCGCAGGATCGATGACCATGGATTGCGGTTTGATGCCGGTACCGATGGCGTTGGCCGCATAGGATTCGAGCGCCGCATTGGCCCAGGCGTTGCGCCGCACCAGATCGCGGCTTTTGGCGCGCAATTCATTCTGAGTGGTGAGCAGTGCAGCGATAGCACCGGGATTGCCGACCGACCACGCGATGGCGCGTCGCCCTGAGCCGATACCGTCGTAAGTAGGAGAACTGCCAGCCGAATTGCCAAAAAATCGGCGTTGAATTGTTTTTAACCAGCCCATTACAGTCCCTTTGCCGTATTCATGCGAATCTGGCGCGATTTCGCGATCCCCAATTGCCGAGCGAGCGCCGATTCGACTTCGGCCAGCGCAGCCTTGAGATCGGACACCGAGCGGTACTCGATACTTTTGCCGTCATAGCTGACGCGGTGCTCGCCAGTGGCCAGCGCTTCGCGCAAGGCGTGGGCATGTTCTTCGGTATAAGTGGTCATCAAGTCATCCAGCGGCTACGCACGACTCTGCGTGCAGGTTGGGGTTTAGAGCGGGCGGGGCCGGCTTGCGGGGCGGCACCAAGGGTCTGGGTTGCAGAATCCGACAACGCTGAATCTGGTTTGCCGCCCAGTTGTTTCTCTAACTCGCGCCAATGTCGCTCTTCGAAGCGATCCAGCCCAGCCGCTGCCGCTGCAGCACGGGCATACACATAGCAGTCGAGTGCTTCGTTGCGCTCACGCAGCTTTTGCCACTCGCGATGGGCGAAGCCATTGCGATCGCGGCGGGTCACCAGCTGTTCCGCGCAAAGTTGCTGTACGAATTCACCATCGACGCTGGGCAGGTGTACGTATCCAGCGGGATAGGTCGCGGTGATGCCGTCATCACCCACATCTGCGCTTTTGCGCAGGTTGTTATAGAACTCCAGCTTGGCAATGCTTCCCGCCACCGGGAACACCTTGATGCCCCGGCGCAATTTCTTCCCATTGGCTGTGGCATCAACTGCAGTGGGCGTACCGATCAGGGCAGCACCCCGTGCGATGCCTTTGACGGGCATTAGGCGGGAGTCGCGCGCCGAACGCACGAAGGCGTAGGCTTCCTGTGTCGCATAGCCGGTGTCCAGCGCAAAACGCGCCAACGGAATCAGACAGCCCGATTCGTGCGTCCATGATTCCTGAAGCACGTTTGCCAGATCGCGCCAAACATCGGCACGTGCGGTATCGCCCATCAGCACACGGTGCTCAATGAGCCAGGCTTCCTTGCCACGGCCGAAGGCCCAGACCGAGGCTTCGATGCGATCCTTTTGCACATCGGCACCGCCGGTCAGTAGCAGGCCGCCAGCGGGAATAAAGCCGATTCGATAATCTTCGCGTCGTTCAATCAGGCGTTGCCAGTCGGGGGCTTCACCTTCCTCGACCCACGTCTCGCCCAGTTCCGTATTCTTGAAAGCTTTGATCGCCGCTGCTGAACCGCTATCCCGATTCACAGCCGCCTCCCAGGCGGCAGCAATGTCTGCCCAGCTGCGCCAGCCAACGGGGCTGTAGAGTGATGACAGGTGAAACCCCGCCGTCCTGCCAGCGTCGACTTTTACGGTGCTTCGCCATTGCCCTTGTTCCAGCATCCAAGTTTTATGGTGCTCCGGGATAGTCTGGTCACAGGATTCGCAGACATAGGCAGCAGTTTCCGGTTGGTGCTTCTCCCAACGCAATTGCTCGAAGCGCAGCCACTGACGGTGATCGCAATTTGGGCACGGGACAAAATAGCGACGCTGATCACTTGCCTCATATTCCCGTTCAACACTGGACGCGCCGGAAATGGTCGGCGTCGAAACGATAAAAATCTTGCGCCGGGCAAAGGTTCGGGTACGTGCTTCGGCCAATGCAATCGCATCGCCTTCACCGTCAACATCGCGTGGATAACCATCCACTTCATCCAGGAACAGGTAACGCACTGGCATCGAGCGCAGGCCGACCGCACTGTTGGCTCCGGTCATGACCAGCACCCCGCCGCGAAACTCTTTGGCCAGAATGGTATTGCCGGCATCCCGGCTGCGGGCCGGGGCAATCAACTCGGCCAGCACGCTTGACTCTTCGATCAATGGGTCAATGCGTTGTTTGGAATTGCGCTTGGCCATCTCTACCGTGGGCGATACCGCCATCATCGGCCCCGGAGCGTGGTGGATCACATAGCCGATCCAGTTGTTGCCCATCTCGGTTGCGCCCAGTTGAGCGCCCTTCATGAAGACGACCCGCTCGACCGACGACATGGGCGACAAGGCATCCATAATTTCGCGCAGGTAAGGCGTGCGGCTGGTACGCCAGCGTCCAGGTTCAGCAGATGCCTTAGTGGAGAGCACGCGGTGCCGATCTGACCACTCTGAAACCGTCAGCAAAGGGTCTGGGATCAGACCTTCTGCCCAAGCTTGCTCGATTTCAAGACTGCCTTCGTAGGCCATATTATTCAATCCACCTTCGGACGCATTTCTCCCAATTCCTGCAAGTGCTCGCGCACGGCGGCTTCAAGAGCGACGTGCAAGTCATGAGGATCAATAGTTACTTTCTCGCCCAGCTTCGCCGCCATCTGGGCCGAAATTCGGGCAGGCCAATTGAGCCAGGCATCGCGTTCAGTACGCGCCAGCTTGAAAACGTGGGCGATGGCTTGCGAGCGGTCGACCAGTTCACCCTTGAGCCGAGCCAGCCGCACCTTGTTGGTCTGCGCCTTCAAAACCTCATTGGCGGTTTTGGCCTGCAGCAAAGAGGTGCCGCCTGTCGACAAAGGCGTATTGGCGGAGGCCGTCGCGGCTACCGTACTGGCCGCAGGCAGATCCGACATGACCACCGATTTCGGGGCTGACCTTAGCTTGCTCGCGGTTTCACGTTGCTGCGTGGCGTCGGTGTTGCGATCCCACTGGCGATCGGCGTTGGCCGGATCAATCGTCCCGTCAGTCTCTGGCGTGATGCGTCCGACTTTGATGGCCTTGTGCACAGCGGTATCGGAGACCCCCCGGTGCCGGGCATAGGCGCGAATCGACAGACCCATAGTGGTTCTCAAGCATTGGATTGGCCCGCCATCCTGTGGATTTGAAGCAAAAGGTGAGTGAATCACCCGGATTTAAAAAGTGCTTGGCTTCTCTGGCGAACAGCGCGTTCATCACATCACCATCAACCACAAGAGGTAATCGCAAATGACCAAGACCAAGCCCCCATCAAGCACTGAGCAGCAGCTCCAGAAAATCGCGCTGGATCATCTTTTCATCGAGACGCTGGAAACACGTCACAGCGACCGGCTGGATTTCCACGATGTCAGTGTTTGGGGCATCAAGAGCGCATTGGAAGCAGCCTTCGAGGCAGGCAGGAAAGCCGCCACTTCTGTCCCGCAACAAGACTGATCAGGAGATTGACCATGACCACCAAGCTCACCTCGGCACAAGAAATCATCCTGCACCATGCCACGCAACATATTGACGGCAAGATTGATTGGTTCCCCGACAACATCAAGGGCGGTGCCCGCAAGAAAGTAATCGAAGGCCTTTTTAACCGCGCCCTCATTACGCCATTTGGAAATGACTGGTTTGTCGCCGCCGAAGGCTACGATGCTTTGGGACTGCCTCGCCCCGGTGCCGTGACACTGGCCGACCCGGAGATTGAAGCCGCCGTAAGTGCTGCCGAAGCGGGCTGGCAGCGCGACGCAACAAAACCCAAAACGCGGGAGAACAGCAAGCAGGCCACGGTCATCGCCATGCTCCAGCGCCCCGAAGGGGCAACCATTGGCCAGATCGTTGAGGCCACCGGCTGGCAGGCGCATACGGTGCGCGGCACCTTTGCCGGGGCGCTCAAGAAAAAACTCGGACTGACCATCGTCTCGGACAAATCTCAAGGCGGCGAACGAACGTATCGAATAGTGTGAGTTTTACGCAATCACCCGCTTGGCTTTTGATGCGAACAGCGCGTTCATACAGATGTCACCTACATCAACTGGAGAAATCAAATGAGCATCATGACCCTGACCATTGAACGCACCCCTCGCACCTTGCTATTTGGCGGCAACGTGCTGGAGGTCGAAGAACTCGGCATCCGCCTTCCCTTTTCCCGAAAACCCGCCAACCTTGAAGAAAGGGGCGGTGGTGGCAGCCTCCGGATTTACATCACCGACACCAAAATCATGACGCCAGTGGAATTCGATGCCTTTGCCAACAACCTGCTGCGCTCGCGCGATTGGCTCGACAGAAAGGGCGGTGGCACCGGTGACGGTTATCTCTGCGTCGAAGTCACGGCACCAGGTCGCCCCTACCTGTACATCAACCCGGAGGGTGGCGATTACGGTCGCTATGTGGCACGTCTCGGGTAATCAAAAAGATCAACAGAAGAAGCTGAGAATCGCTTGGCTTCTCAATCAAACAGCGCGTTACTAAGGGTGTCGCAACGATTAACGCCAAGGAGACTGAAATGAACAGCACCAAGAAGAATCCCGTCGCCCAGAACAAAGACTGGGGGTTTTGGGGAACGATGAACGACGATGCCAGGGCCGCTTGGCCGATTGCCCTCCCGGCGATTACCGAGGCCACCGGCACCGACCCTGAAGCCGTGCGCGCCTTTCTCGACAGCCGTCACGGACGCCACTTTGCAGATGACGTCCTCAACCAATTGCATGCCGGCCACAGTCTGACCAATGCGGTTCACGCCGCCATTTCGCAGTGGATGACTTGGAAGATCAACCGCCGCACCGCAAAGGATTACGGCATCCCGCGCGGCTTGCCTTACCTGACTGGGTTTGTGGTGCATTGCGAAATCGCTGAAGAACTGGCAGCCTGATCTGAAAGCTGGTGGACGCACTCAAGCGTCGGTCACTTTCTGAGTCAGGGCATCGAAGGCCACCCCATCAGCTTCCCGGGTGGCTTGCTGGCCAGTCCAGTCCTGCCAACGGCGCACAATCACATCAACGTATTTCGGGTCGAGTTCTATTAAGTGCGCCAGTCGTCCTGTTTTTTCTGCGGCGATCAGTGTGGTGCCGGAGCCGCCGAAAGGGTCAAGCACGACGTTGCCGGGGCAGCTGGAATTTCGAATGGCACGCTCGACCAGCTCGACCGGTTTCATGGTCGGGTGGAGATCGTTTTTGTGTGGCTTTTTGATTTGCCAGACATCACTTTGGTCGCGGTCTCCGCACCAGTAACGCGTTGCCCCTACTGGCCATCCATAAAGGATCGGCTCGTACTGACGCTGGTAGTCGGCGCGCCCCAGCGTGAAGGTGTTCTTGGCCCAGATCACAAAGGTTGACCACTTGCCACCTGCTTCGCGAAACGCAGCCTGTAGCGCATCCAACTCGCTGGAACTCATGGCCACGTAGATTGCGCCATCACAGGAAGCAATGGTCGGTTTCAGCGCGGACAGGAGGAAATCGTAAAATCCATCACCCAAGTTGTCATTCAAAATCGGGCGATTCGTACCGCGTAGCTTGTCTTTGGCACTGTTGGCGTAATCGACGTTGTAAGGCGGGTCGCAAAACACCATGTCGGCCCTCATCCCCGCCATCAGCACTTCAAAACTGGTGGCCGCTGTGGAGTCGCCACAGAGCACCCGATGCTTGCCCAGTAGCCAGACATCGCCCAGGCAGGAGACCGGCACTTCCGGTACCTCTGGCGCAACATCGTCATCGGTTTGCCCCTCCGTCGCGCCTTCTTCCCCGGCCAGCAAATCGGCAAGTTCGTCGGGATCGAAGCCGGTCAGCGACAAGTTAAACGACTCTTCTTTCAGCGCCATCAGTTCGACTTGCAGCATGGCATCGTCCCAACCAGCACTCTCGGCGATCCGGTTGTCAGCAATCACCAGTGCCCGACGCTGGGTTGACGTGAGGTGGTCGAGCACGATGACTGGCGCGACTTCCAGCCCAAGTTTGCGGGCAGCAGCCAGCCTTCCATGTCCGGCGATGATGACGGCTTCTTTATCCACCAAAATCGGGTTGGTGAAACCGAATTCCACCATGCTGGCTGCGATTTGGGCAATTTGCGCATCAGAATGCGTGCGAGGATTCCGTGCATAGGGCACAAGCCGATTCAATGGCCAGCGCTCGATATGCGTTGCCTGCAGGGAATCAGACATGGCGCAGACCCTCGCTGTAAAGCGTTTTTCCGGAAACTAGAGTTGCAGTCAATAGTTTGGTCTGCAGTTTGGAAACCTCGCCTGAGTTCGCTGCCGCCAAGTGCGCCCATCGGCCAAACTCATGGATGATTTCGGCGCAGGGTAGATTGAGCCGTTTGGCAGCTTCACAAACTGCCAATGCCGCCATGCCCGGCACCACGATATCGGCTGCTCGCCCCTGCATGTGCAGGCTGCTAACACTGCCGCCGACTGCGAGATTGAGTTCGCGTGAGCGATAGCCAGATGTGACGACGATGGGGCAGCCAAGTTGAACGCGCAACGGCTCCAGAACCGACTGGCAGAGCAGTCGCAACCGGTCAATAACTTCATCAGTGGGCTGGTTGGCGATAGCTCGGCGTGCGGCAGTCTCGGAAACGAGAAATTCGTCGAGGTAAAAATGTTCAGACAATTTCATTTATGACTCCAGTGCTTGGCCGCAGTTGTCGCTTGAAGCTGACCTGCTCGAATGTGTCGCCCGAGCCGATAAGTGTTACCGGGAGGTCGGGGTGGTTTTGTTGGAATCGTTTGATCGCAACGTCCACATACTCGGGGGCAATTTCCACGGCACGCATCTGTCGATTGATTTTTTGCGCAGCGAGCAGTCCGGTGCCGGACCCGCAGAACGGCTCAAAAATGATCTCACTTGTTTCGGTGTAGGCATCAAAGATGTGCTGCGGCAACGCCACCGGAAAAACTGCAGGATGGTCAATATCGCGACCGATCTTGCCCTTGTGGCGCATGACACGAATCACGCTGTCGGGGATTTTGGTTTCTTGGGTGACCGTGCCGACGTGGTTCCACGTTGTCTTGCTGCCATCCTTGTTGCGCATACCACCCGCGCTGGTGCCATCACCGCGCAAATGGGTGTCGCGCCCGGCATAGATGCACGGCACGATCTTGTTGGGTCGGCGTACTTCAGATCCCTGGCGGTTGAAGTGAAAGACAAATTCGAAGCTGGGTGCCAGCCGACCATTCCAATCACCGGGTAGCCCCGGCCCTTGGTCCCAGACATACCAGCCGAAGCGCCGCCAGCCTTGGATGCGCATCCATGCGAGCCAATCATCCCAGTAGGAAAGGAACTCGTTCTCGCGGTGAATCAAACCCAGATTGACCAGTACCTGACCGTTTTCCGTCATAGGCAACTGCGTAAAAACGCCGCGCATCAGGCTATCCCAATCGACGATGGTGTTGGTGTAGTCACGTTGGTTGCCATAGGGCGGCGAAGTGAAACAGAGGGTTGCTTCCTCACCGGCCATTAGCGCGGCGATTACTCTGGCGTCAGCAGCATCGCCACAGATCAAACGGTGCTGGCCCAGCTGCCAGATATCGCCAGGCCGCGAAACCGGCATGGCCGGGAGGTCGGGGATATTCTCGTCAGCATCATCAGCGATGTCAGATTTGTCGCCCTCATCGCTCGTCGATACGTCTTGCTTGAGCAGGTGCTCCAGTTCACCGTCGTCAAAACCTGTCAAAGTCAGCTCGTACCCAGCCTCGGCGAGCTCTGCTAACTCCAGTGCCAGCAACTCCTCATCCCAGCCGGCCGACAGTGCCAACCGGTTGTCGGCCAAGATGTACGCACGCTTTTGCGTGTCGGTGAGGTGCGAGATCTCGATCACTGGCACTTCGGCAAGACCCAGTGCGCGCGCGGCAAGCAGACGCCCATGGCCAGACATAACGCCGTTGTCGCCATCGACCAATACCGGGTTGGTCCAACCCCACTCGACGATGCTGGCGGCCAGTTGGGCCACCTGAGCGTCTGAGTGTGTGCGAGCGTTGCGGCAGTAGGGAATCAGCGCATCAACTTGGCGGTATTCGATGCGCAGCGCGTTTTCGTTCATTGATCGATCAGCTGTGGTTTGCACCTGCAAACCTTGGGCGTTGGGGTGCAAACCTCAACCCAAGCAGGTTTGCAGGTACGTAGAAATACAAAACCCGCGACTAGCGCGGGTTTCAAAGGTGTTTCTGAATGGGGTGGAGCCGGACTGCAAACCTAGTGCAAACCCGGTTTTGTGGTCTGTCGCTATCGCAATGCCGCGCTGTTGCCCCCTGCATACGATTTTGGCCAGGAAGGACCCCTCGGATTTTTGTGGGGTGCGGTGTCTTGCGCTTCTATCCTGACCATAGCTGAAATAGTACGCCAAACAGGGCTGTCGTGCTGCATCGCCAATAAGCCTCTAAAAGGACAATCACGGCAAACCATGGACAGGTATGGCAAGTGTTACCCTCCTTGGCCCATGCGTTCATGAGGTTCGTAGGGTAAGGCATTGAGTTTTGTCACCACGATTCCTATCGCTTTTTGCCATCGCCGCGATGCCGTGTTGCGGTCACAGGCAAACCTTCTTCCGATTTGCTGCCACTCGTAGCGATCTGCGCGCATCCAGACCAGATGTCGTTGCTCGACCTCAAGCCATTGCACCCACGTCATGGTCTCCAGCATGAGTTCCACCGCCTTCGGGCTGGGTGGCATCGGCCGGTAGAGTCGGTCAGGATCGGGATAGCGGTCGGGTATCTGGCAGGCAAACATCGACCAGGAGTTAAAGTAACCTTGCACGCGTACCGGAGGAAGCCGGTGGGCGGTCTGAGCAGCATCTGCAAAGCGAGCCGCCACATCGTCAATCGTCCACTCAGTCATGACGCGCCCCCCTGCCGGTGATGCCATAAAGGCGCTCGCCGAGTCGGCGCACAAATTCTCGTTCAATGAAGTCCAGCCGGTCGTCGTTTTCTGCGACGACAAGGATGTGCTGTTGCTGCCACCCCTCTCGCTTGGTCGATTCGATATCCATGGTCTGGGGTTGCAGACGACCAAGAGCGCAGCGGTATTGAGATGTTGGAACCTTCATGTCACACCTCCTGCGTCTCGATAGCCCAGTGCAGCAGTGCCAGGGCATCGGCTTCGTTGTCGTCGCAGGGGGTGTGACCACGCAATTGAACGGATGCGATCATCTCGTCCTTGCCTGCGTTGCCTTTACCGGTTGCGTGCTTTTTGATCGTGCCGACCGGAACGCCTTGGTAGGGGATGTTGTGATGCTCGCACCACGCGGTCAGATGGCCCATGAAGCCACCGTAGGCGTGGGCTGCATCCACTCCAGCGTGGCGTCGTACTTCCTCAAAATACACCGCGTTGATGTGGCCGCTGGTGGTCAGCAGTTCGGCCAGCCAGCGTTTGAATCGCAGGAAGCGCATTCCGCCGCCTTCAAATCGCTGCGGCTTGAAATGCTCGGTGCCGCTGGTGATCGTGCTATCCAGTTGGTGCAGCGCCCAGCCGGTGTGCGTGCCCAGATCAAGGGCCAGAATGGTGCTGTTGGTTGTCGTGTTCATCGTCATTGCTCCTGAGTTTTGGGGGCGAGTGACGGATGCGACGGGTTCTCCGTATAACTCTCTACACGTGTGCGTGCGCGTGCGCAGGCAAAGAGAGATATCCGACAAGTCCGTCACATCCGTCACTCGACGGTTTTGCTGGTTAGTCATCGCGGTACGGATAGCTGGAGTTGTAGGGCTTGGGTCTGAGGGACAGCCCCGTCAAACCGCGCACGCCACCAGTCAGTCGGCACTTCTCGAACTTGCGTGTGGCCATCAGTTCAGAGAAGCGCTTGACCGATCCGACAAACTCGCCCGCCCGCTCGGCCCACTCACGCCAGTCGGAGAACAGATCGGACACGCCTTCGCGGCTGGTCTTGGCCAGCAGGCAGCGCTCCTCGATCCATTGCCCGAGTGCGTCCTCGGCTTCGAAATACTCCTCGGTCGCCGACACCACGCTGGCTGGCGGTTTCAGCCCTTGCTGTTGCCAGCGGCTGCACCCCTCGACCGCCCACGCCAGAATCCCGTCCCGCTCCTTGAGCAGCTTGTCGGTGAGCCTGCCGTCCCGTTTTTCGGGCGGAATGGTGACCGTGAAGGGAATCAGGTGCAGACGACGCTTCATCGCCTCGTCCACGTTGCGGATCGATGGCTTGTGGTTGCCCGCGATCACCAACTTGAACTGGGGCACGTACTCGAAGAAGTCCTGGCGCATGAAGCGCGCCGACACCTTGTCGCCGCCCGTGATCGCCTTGACCTTGGACTCGTTCCAGCGCCGTCCCTGCTCGGTTTCGATGGAGGACACGAAGCGTGCGCCGCGCAGTCCGGCCAGATCGGTGGGATGCCGGTCATTGCGCGCGTCCATGAACGTGTCCATCGGCGCGTTGGCCGCGTAGTCACCGAGGATCGTGGTGATGACGTTGACGAACACGGACTTGCCGTTCGCGCCCGTGCCGTACAGGAAAAACAGCGCGTGCTCGCTGGTAATACCGGTCAGGCAATAGCCGACCATCAGTTGCAGGTAGGCGATGAGATCGGCATCGCCACCGGTGACGTCGGTCAGAAACCCATGCCACGTTGGACAGTCGCCCTTGGGGGTGGCCGTGCTGACCTTGGTCATCCGGTCGTCACGCCGGTGCTCGCGCATCCGGCCCGTACGCAGATCGACCACGCCACCCGGGGTGTTGAGCGCCCACATATCGGCATCCCATTCCTCGGCACTGGACGCGTGCTTCGGATCGGATCGGGCGATTTTCTCGACCGCCGAGATGGTCGACGAGCTGGCGAGCTTGCCTTTCTGCCTTGGGCTGTCTGCCTTGAGCGATGCGTTACGGCAGATGCCACGGGCCAGATGCGAGACGTAAAGCATCTGATCGGCATTCCAGCGCACGCCCGTCCACACCAGCCACTTGCCCCACAGCGCGCAGTAGCGCCAGTCCTGACTATAGCGACGGGTAAAGGCGGTCGACAGTCCATCCTCGGTACTCCAGTCGATGCCCGTCAGCAAATCCGGTGGCGCAATCTCCTCAACGGAGCGCATCACGGGCATTCGCTCACCGACCGCAAGAAAGCCAGCCACGTCAAAGCCATCGGGAATGGCGTCGGCAGCGTCCCAACCTTCGGGCCGGTCGTCGGGTGGCACGAGGATGGCCACCGTGGTCGCACCGGCGAGCAGAACAGCCTGCGACGCGCGGTCGGCGTAGTCCCAGCCCGGTGCGTCCCGATCCGGCCAGATCAGCACCGACTTGCCTGCCAGCGGTTGCCAGTCAGTTTTATCGACCGGAGCGTTTGCGCCGTGCATGGCCGTGGTCGCCACCACACCGGCATCGATCAGTGCCTGCGCACATTTCTCGCCTTCGACCAGGACGATGTGGCTGGCGGCAAGCAAACCCGGCTGGTTGTACAAGGGGCGTGGCTCGGGCGGTGCCATCTTGCGGCGCTTGGCATCCCACGGCCGGAATTCCTTTTTCCGTCCCGGCGGGTCATAGCGGTAGACAACGGCGATCAGCTTGCCGGTGGCGTCAAAATAGTCCCACTTGGCAGTCGCGGGGCCGAGATCGTCGGACGGAGGAGCTGCCTTGGCTTTGCGCACCGGTGTTGACCGCGCACGTCCAAGCAGATCGCTGGCTTCCTGCAGCACCCGAGGGAAGTCGGCATGGATGCTGGCTCCGAGGTAGGCTGCAATCAAATCGAAGATGTCGCCGCCGTCGCCGGTTGCGCGATCCGTCCATAGTCCGGCCTTGTCGCCGGTCAGCACCACCTCGAGGCTGTCGCCGGGACTGCCCAGCACGTCGCCGATGAGAAACTTGCCCTGGCGCTTCTTGCCCGCTGGGAACATCGTGGTCAGCACCGACTCAAGCCGTGCGATCAGTTCCGAGCGAATTTCGTCACGTTCAGCATCCCGGTTTTCGATGGACAGGGAAATGTCGTTGAAATCGATCATTCGGCTCCCTCGTCTGGTGCTCTGCTAGCGCGTTGTTTGTCACCATCGCCCTGCGGCGCTCTGCTGCTGGCCGCCCATGCTGAAAGCTCGGACATCCGGTAGCGCACCAAGCCGCCAAGCAGGTAATGCGGGATGCGGTACTTGCTGCGCATCGTTTGATCGGCAAACCAGTAGTACGGCAGGCTCAGTGCGGCCGCCGCCTGCTTGGCGTCGATCATTGGTTCGTCGTCGGTGACGCCTGTGTTGTGGTCGTTCATGATTGCGTTCTCCAGCAGCGGTCTTGCCACGCGCACATCCGGCATTCGAAGTGGGTCTGGTCAGCGAAGGCGCGCGGCAGGAGTTCTGCTGCCTCGGTCGCCGTGATCACCTTCACCGCCCGATCCGACATGCGTTGGGCAAGGGCTGCGTCAAAGGGGACGAGCTCGACGTAGATCTCCATCGTGTCGGCGTTCACCGCCGTGAAAATCGCCGGGTTTCGCGCAAGTTCGAGATAGGCCTGATACAGCGCGACTTGCGCCGCGTAGACAGGCTTGGAAATGGCGAGCCGGTTTTTCTCCAGATCGCGCCAGGACTTCGAGCCGAGGCACTTGTTTTCCCAAAGAGCCGGGTAGGCGAAGCCCTCGGGGCCACCGACGAACACGCCGTCGATGTGGCCCTGCAGGCGTCCGTCAGCCACCGAAAAACCGAACTGCTCGCCGTCTGCCTTGTGGGTGCGCAGATCGAAACCCGCGTCCCGCAGCCATCCGACCATGCACTCTTCGTTGACGTGGCCACGCTCAAAGATGCGCAATATCCGGCCCTGCACGTCGCGCCCATAGTCGACCGGTGCTTGCGCAAACTCGTACTGCAGCGCGCGTTCGCAGGCCACGCCCAAGCGGGATGCGCCAAGGTAGTGGCGCACCGACTGCCGGGCACGCGCTCGCTGCAGACCAGCATCAACCAACACGCTGATTTGCCCGGACACGCTTGCCGTGGAATTGAAGTCCATCATGGATTTGTCTCCCACGGCAGATCGTCCTCAAGATCGGCAAACGGGTTCGCCAAGGGATCGGGCGTCGGAGGCATGCCGCGTACCGGCGGAAACTTGGTCGCCTCGTGATGTTCGACCATTGCCTCGGTGTAGCGGGTGACGATGGCGTCGATAACCCGCAGCGCTTCGGCTTCCGAGTAATCCCCGAGAGGCTTCGTGAAGCCGATTTCTCCAGCGGCTTCACCGAACGCCTTCAGGCACTTTTTCATCGAGGCGATCTCGATGTCAGAGGGATCAATCATCACGACCTCCCTGCTCTTGCCCGGCTCGTCCTTGGCTTTGAGCCAGTTGCCGTACATCGCGTGAAAGACGTTCTGGCAGCGCTGCGAGCAGAACACCCAGTTGATGGGGTAGCGTCGGGGATTGCCAACACCGTGTTGGTTGTCGGTGTGGCCGAATCCCCGCGCCTGACGTTTGCAGACCCAGCATTTCACACCTCCCTCACTGCGCCCATGACGGTTTGCCCGTCACGGGTGCGCGTTGTGGAGCAGCAGCGGGAGCCTGATACACAGGTGCTGCCTGTGCGGGAGCGCCAGAGTTGCCACCGCCGGTGTTGGCTTTGGCAGCGACACCCCTCAACTTGGCGTAGTCGGCGTGGTCAGGCTCGACCGCCACCTTGACCACATTGCGATCCGCGCCCTTGGCGTCCTTTTCGATATCAACGCGAACGATGAATTCGATGCCGTCCAGTTCGTGAAAGCCCTGGATGCGGCGCGCGGCGGCGGCCTGCGGTGTGTTGTCCTGCGGGTGGATATTGCGGGCGCTGTTGAGCGCAGCGCGGATAAAGCTACGTCCCATCTGGCCCCAGGTCGGCCCCTTCTTGGACAGCAGGCCGATGTTGCTCCACATCTTGCGTTTGGCATGCTCACCCTCAGTGACCACAAACTCGGCAGAAAGGTAGATCGATCCGGTGTCGAAGGATTCGGTGGCGTAGCCGCCGCCCCAACCCTGTTCGGGATCGTCGTAACCACCGGGCTTGATGGTCATGCGTACCGGCACGACGGTGCCCTTGGGGATCAGATCGAAACCGGACTGCTGTGAGTCGGCGTCATTGAAGTCATTCCATGCATTGGCGGTCATTGCGATTACTCCTTGGATTCGGTATGGGTTTGGGCGGCGGTGCCGGACGTGGAAGCGCTGCTGGCGCACTTGGCGATCAGCGCGCCCAGATGCGGCGGCTCCAGCACGTCGAGGCGACCGCTGCGGTCTTTGGCGGGGAAGCCGTAGGGATTGACGGTGTGGGTGACGAAGGCGCGATACGAACTGCCGTCATCGGCCTTGAGCTCGGCCAGCGTCACGACCTCGTCGACGATCCCGGGCAGCTCAAGGCTGGTTTTGCTGCCTTCGATCTGCGGCACGAACACCTTGCGATTGAAGTCATCCAAGCGTTCGTCGAGGATCGCCACGAAGATCACGTTCTTGCCCCGGGCATGTTGCAGGTGGGTCAAGGCACCGATCATTTCCTGCCCGAGCAGACCGTAGGCCGCGCGCAGATCAGGCTTGCCGGAACGGTCGCTGACCGCACCCGGTTGGGCCTTGCACCACGCGAAGCACTGCCGCGACAACTGCGTGATCGAGTCCAGGAAGAAGGTCTGGTAACGATCCAGTTGCGTGGCATCGCCAAACTTCTCGATGACGTGGTCGTAATGCGCTTGCGAAAACGCGCTCTCGGCAGGCAAGGACTTGTCTGGTCCAGCGAGGAACACGAAGAAGTCGCGGCTCTCCGGCCAGGACGCCGGACGGATGGTGTCGCCCGGCCAATCCGCCACGGACAGATCGCCCGCCTCGACGTCGAGGAACAGCGTCGTGGCGGGATCGAGGTCTTTGAGGCGTGTGGTTTTGCCGATGCCGGATTTGCCCAGCAGCAAGAGCTTGACGCCCTTCTTCTCCGCGAGCCGTTGTTGGGCTGTCACGATAGGAAGTGCCATCACGCCACCTCCTTCAACTGCTCAGCCACCGCAGGATTCCAGAGAATCTGGTAGCCGCTGTGCCCATTGCGCGAGTAAGGCATCGCCTCGGCCCAAGTACGGCCATCCTCAGTCAGCTCCCACTCGTCACGGTCGTTACGCGATTGCAGTCCGAGGGCTGCCAAACTCTGGTTGGTCGCTTTGGCCGAGCGGTTGAGCGACTTGCCGAGTTGGGTGGCGTTGAGAGCGCAGATCGGCGTGTTGGCCGCAGGCAGTGCACGGCGCAGGGTCTCAACAGCCAGCCCTGTGTTGTCGTGAATGCAGGTCAGGGTGGCCGCCATCGCGATGCCCGGCTTGACACCTGGCACCTTGGCCACAGCGTCGCCAATCAGCAGGATCGAGGTGACACGGTCATGCGTGGCAGCGGGGAGTGATGTTGATGTGCGAGATACCGAGTACGTGCCAGTTTTGCGAATGGTCGGTAGCACCTCGTGAGTAACCCAGCGCTTGAAACGCTTGGCTTCGGGCTTGCGGCTGCCAAGAATCAGGCTGTAAAGGCCGGATTCGTTAATGACGCTCATCTCTTGCGCGCCGCCAAGGGTGTCAATTGAACTGACACCCTTTTCGTCGTCGTCCAAGCGGTCCAGTGCCATACGGCTGTTGCCGATGGTCAGCGCCTCGCAGATGTCAACGGCAACGAAGAGCGGTTCGCCATTCTCATCAGTGACGACGCGGACTTGACTGCCTTCAAAGTTAAAGGGAACGAGATTTGTGCTCATGGTCATTGCTCCGAATCAAGGTTCAAGGTGAAGGAGGGCTTGCCGGGTTCGACCGTGCGAGCGGCAGCGAACTGCTGCTGCAGCGCCGGAGGCCAGTTGGTGTACCGCGACTCGGATACGGCCAGCTTGACGTCGATGTAGCCTTCGACCTTCTCGCCGGAGGACACAATGCGTTCGGCAATTTCGGCCAACTGCTTCTGGTTCCAGCTGACCTTCTTGGGCATCTCGAACTTGATATGCAGCGGGCCATCGCTGATGTGGGCTGTGCCGAAGTCACGACCGGAGTCGCGCAGTGCAGTGCGGCCCTGTTCGCCGAAACGTTGATCCAACGCGGCATCAAGTTTGGTGCGCGTTTTCTTGGCGCAATCGATCAGGTGATCAAGGTTGGCGTCAGCTTCAACCAGCTGGACGGGCGGCAGGTTGGCCAGTTGGCTCACCGACATTTCGGCGAGGTCAGCGGGGAATACGGTCAGATCGCTCATGGCCGCTCCTTTACTGATATGCCCGAGCGAAGGTCGAGTAGCGCGAAACGCGCCGCTCGAAGGCTTCGACTTCGGAGATCAGGTAGGTGACACGGGCTCCCAGCTTGCAGAAGACTGGGCCCAAGGACTCTTGCCGCCACCGGCGCAGAGTTTTGACGGAGAGCCCCCAGCGGGTAGCGAGCTCGTTTTCATCGATGGCGATGCGCGTGGCACCGTCTCGAATGTTCCGGCGGTGTGGCCGACCGGATTCAACTGATGGGACTTGGTTTTGCATTTCGATGTGCCTCCTTTATGAAATGGGCACATCGAAGTTTCCGCACGGATTTATGGGCGGTGTCTGGTTCCGTTTATGGTCGGATTTATGGGTTGCGGCGCACGCGGTAACGCGCACGCCGCGCTTTTTCAATCACATCACCTCGAGCCTCGGGGCCGCCGAAAGCGTCGTCGAATGACTGATAGCCGGTGTTGGCCAGCCCATTGACCTCTGCCCACGACATTTCCGGTGGTGCCTTTCCTACGTCGCCCCACATCACCTTGATGATCTTTGCGCGCTCGGGAGCGAGCTCGCGTGACGTGACGAAATGCGGCAATTTCAAACGGTCGCCCTGAAGAAATTGGTTAGGCTCGGGGACACCATTGATCGTCAAGAATCCACGCAAAACCCGGTCAAAGGCGCTCGCGTCGAAAACGTCCTGCCCGTCTTCCACGCGAACGAAATCGTTCAGGCTGCGCATGACATGGTCACGAGGCAGGCTGTCGCTACTCGGTCGATGCCGAAGGAGCACACCACCGCGAGGCCAGACCGGGTCGCACAGCACTGGCGTCGTTTCTGAGGCCGGTGCGCGCTCCCATAAACGCCCCACAAACACCGGCGCGAAATCGTGAGTGCCAGCGATTCGCGCATTACCGAGGTGCCAGAGGTGGTCGGGTACCCGGGTACGCTGTTGCGATATCTGTCGTGGCTCTATGCCGATCAGACTGCACAGATCGATGAGCCACGTATCAATGCGCAGTACGTAAAGCACGATGTCAGAGAGTGGGCGCGTGACGATTCGAGATCGCTGTTGGGGACTCCGGTATCGGAACACGCCAGCATCCTCGTCAATATCGGCCTCGACCTCTTCCTCCGAATGGAGGAAAGGCACCATCACACGCGTCAAGTAGCCATCTTCAACCACCCACCGACGGCGAATAAATTCGGCGCGGTGTTGGCCGACGGTAGTGGCAATCACGCGCGGCTCGACGCTGCGCACGCGCTCAATGGTTTTGAAATATTCCAAATACGCAGACATGGCATGCTCCTCAAAATTCACACAGGACGCCGAGCCGCGCCAATTGCTCGACCACGCGCTTGCGGTCATCCTCAGTCTTGCTCTTGTCATTCAGGCCGTTGGGCGACGTGATCTGGACGGCCACGTTGTGGGCTTTGCGGTGCGGTTGCTTTGCCATTCGGAAAACCAGCTTCACCTGTGACAAGGCATAACCGGTCAGATCATCCAGTCCGTAGTCGTCATAGGCGACTTGGTATATGTGACGGCTATCGCGCCGATCCCGACCAATCATCAGCGTGCTCGACAGGTGCTGAACAATGTCGCGCCCGTTGGCTTCGTCGATGGTGCTCTGCTCAAAGGGGCGCGCGATCTTCACTTGCAGGATCGAGATTTTCTCCACGCCGTCGACGAGATGCTGTTCTAGACGCTTGAGCATGGCGTGCGTCGAAAAACCCAGAAGATCGAACTCACGCATTGGCATGTCGTTGATCGCCCCCTCGCAGGCCAGCACGACATCACGGAAGATGGTGGCCAGGTCACGGCGCGACTCCTTGTCCTCGCAGAACACGCCAAGCGCACCCGTGCCGGGCTCCCACGAGAAGATGGCCGACATGGCAGCGGGCTCTTCGTGGTCAATTACTTCACCATCGGCGACTTGTTTGAAATGTGCCGTCGAGCCATTGAAGGTCGCGGTGAGCGTATGCAACAGCACTGGCGTCGAATCGTCTTCGTCCTCCCCGCCGCAGCGATCCGCATGAGCAAGGTCGCGCCGCGTGAATTTCTCGATGAGGATCTGGTCGGCGGCCACCTTCGGATAAAGGGCGGCGATCCGGGTACGCAGCACATCCTGCACGTCGACGTCGACCTTGGGCTCGATGCCTTTTGGCCCGAGGTAATGGCTCGAGAAGTTTTCGCTCTTCCACTGCCGATGCATCACTTGCAGGCGCTCGGCGTGCTCAAAGCGGTGTTCGGCCTTGACGCCATCCGATGGAAATTCCTGGAGAAGATGCAGGTGCAGCGCGCGGCTGTACCTGTCGGTTGGCGCAACGAGTACCGCCGCGTCGCCCTCATTCTTTTCCTCGAGCAAGGACTGGACGGCCTGCGCGCCGTACTCATCGTCCAGCAGTACCACCAGTTCAGCCGCACGCTCGATGCGCTGCTGTTTATCGGGCATGAGTTTGGCCACGACGTTAAACAGCGCGTTGCGCGCTGAAATCGGCAGCACCCCCTTTGCGACCTCGACCAGCGCCGCAATTTCAGACAGCGTGGTGTCGGCGGCGCGCTCGACCAAAGTCAAGATGAGTGCCGGTCGTTTCACCTTGCGAGCCAGGGTGACGAAATGCTCCATGCAGGGGAGGACATCGGGGCCATCGTCCGATTGCCGGTTGCGCGCTTTCTTTGATGTCTGCTGGTCTGCAGCCGACTCTTTTTGTTTTGCGATGTTGTTTTGTTCGACTGCCGTCATCATGAAATTCCTTTACTGAATGAAGTGCGCGATTGCGCGAAAGGTTAATTACTGGTTTCAAAAAATGCCGACACGAAGTCGGCGGCTAGGTGAGAGCAAGGATCAAGCGATACCTGCCCCCGATGTCAGAAGGCCGTAACGTTCCATCCGAACCTGGATGAATCGCCGGTGAACGCCGAAGCGTTTTGCCAAGGCCTTCTGCAAACACTCCATGTCGAAGAAGCCAATGTCACCATCGGCGGTCAGCCGCATCGTGGTGCCGGGCAACTCCGGATCAATCGATGGACTACGGTGGATCGTCACACCGTGCTTCGGTGCAAGTGTCTCTACCGCGCGGTACAAATGCTGTCGCGGCACAAGCAGTGATCCCATGAATTCGTTGGCGCGCAGCTCGGCAAAATGGACATTTCGCTCAAGCTCGCTGTTACGGACTGCGCTTGGCTCTGGCTGTTTTGCCAAGTGCTCGGCGTCACGAGTCTCGGTTCGGTAGGCCTTGCGTGCTAGATCCGAAGGGTCGTCAAACAGGCCGGGGCCTTGAGCAGCGGCGGCAATCCAACTCGGGGCATCAAAAATGGCGTGACCAAGCTCGTGGGCAAAAGTGCTGAGTACCAGCTCTTCAGTTGCTGTTTCACTGACAGGAGACACTGACAGTACTGTGGCATCCATTGATGCCGCAGGATCGAACTCGCAAACACCCAGTACCGGGTTTCCCTGATCGTCGTTGACGGCGTGCTCGGTGTCGACCCACAAGTCGAACCGGATGCCGTTGATTTTCAGGCTGCTGATGTCGCGCAACACTGACAGCGAGATGGCATCGGTGTTGGCATCAACCAGTTGCTGGCGAGCCAGCACTGCAATGCCTTCGACTTCAGAATGTTTGATGTAGCGAGGGAGTTTCCGGTCGCAGCACCGGTAGGCGAGAGTCAACTCCGGCATTCATTTCTCTCCCGTCGCGCGTTTGCGATACATCCGAACGATATCGCCCACGTCCTCTCGCATGTCCGGCGGGAGGCGACTGGCTTCGATGAAGGCCTCATCGGGGTTCTCACCAAGAATTTCTGCGGCTTTGCGGATCAGTTCGTCCTTGGGCGGCTTTTCCATCTCGCGCTCAATGCGCGACCAGTAGGCCGGTGAGATGTCGAGTTGGCGCGCGAAGTCATTCATCGCTATGCCCTTCGCGTCTCGTTTTTGCCTGATGTAGGTTCCGAAACCCATAACGTGACCCAGTTGCGTGATTGGTTAATTGACGCAATCATAACGACAACAATGGCCGCCGTCAACTGTTTTGTTAACGCGCAATTTATGAATCTCGGCGCCCACAAGAAACTACCGCCGATTGCTCTCCTTTGCCATCCGCTTCGGAAGATCGGATAGATCATTTGTGACCGTTGCTATTCCCCGGAGCCGTCATGAACAACATCGAACTTAGTCTCCCGTCCGAGATGTCGGCCAGCGCACGCGCTGGCGAGATCGCCGCCATCCTGGCATACGCCATCGTCCGCACGCTCGTCGCGGACGAGCCGAAAAAGCGAGAAGTTGGCCTTGGCTTCCTGCCCGACCAGCGCGTTCATACAACCCCCTATCCACAGGAGAAATTGTGATGAACGAGAAGCAAGTATCTGTCGCCGCACGGATCGCCGAGTTAGCCAGCATGCCGATGTCAGAACTCTGGACGGTTTGGGATCTGTACTTTCAGGATCGCCCCCAATACCCCAACCGCACGCACGTCGAGTCCCGCATCGCCTACAAGATGCAGGAGAAAGCCTTCGGTGGCCTTGCGTCCGAGACGAAAAAACGGCTGGAGGCCATCGGTGCCAAACACTCGCAGATCAAACTGCGCGCAAAACCACGCGATTTCGACTTCGCGCCCGGCACGATACTGCTGCGCGAATGGGGTGAGCGCGAACACCGCGTGACGGTCACCGCCGAAGGACTGTTCGAACACGGAGGCAAGACCTTCAAGAGCCTGACGGCCGTGGCGCGTCACATCACCGGCGCACATTGGTCGGGGCCGCTGTTCTTTGGCCTAACCGGTAAGGGAGGCTCACAGTGAACGACGCCATTCAGATCGCCAGCCCAAAGATCCGCAAGCGTTGCGCAGTCTACTGCCGGGTGTCGTCGGACGAACGCCTAAATCAGGAGTTTAATTCCATCGATGCCCAGAAGGAGGCAGGCCACGCCTACATTGCCAGCCAGCGCGCCGAGGGTTGGATTCCCGTCGCCGATGACTACGATGATCCGGGGTTCTCCGGCGGCAACACCGAGCGCCCAGGGCTGAAACGACTACTGGCCGATATTGAGCGCGGCAAGATCGACATCGTGGTGGTCTATAAGATAGACCGCCTGACGCGCAGCCTCGCCGACTTCGCCAAGATGGTTGAGTTGTTCGATCAGCGCAATGTGAGTTTCAGCGCGGTCACGCAGCAGATCAACTCAGCCACTTCGATGGGTAGGCTCATGCTAAACGTGCTGCTGTCATTCGCGCAGTTCGAACGCGAGGTCACAGGCGAGCGTATCCGCGACAAGATCGCGGCAGCCAAGCGCAAGGGGATGTGGATGGGAGGTGTGCCACCCTTGGGCTACGACGTCGATAACCGCCTGTTGGTCATCAACGAAACCGAGGCGGCCGTGGTGCGGCGAATCTTCGAGGAAATGCTGACCATCGGCTCGCCGACACAGATTGCCGCGAAACTGACCGCCGAAGGCGTGACGACAAAGGCATGGACAACGCAAGAAGGCCAGACCCGCAGCGGCACCCGCATCGACAAGAAGTACCTTCACAAGCTGCTGCGCAATCGCATCTACCTCGGCGAGCTGTCGCATAAGGGGAACTGGTTTTCCGGTGCGCACTCGGCCATCATCGACATGGCTCTGTGGGACAAGGTGGCGGCATTACTGGCAACAGACGGTCACACGCGCTCGGTCGAGACCAAAATTCGGTCGCGCACCGATGCCTTGCTACGTGGCCTGCTATACACGCCCTTGGGCGAGCGGATGTACCCGACCTACTCACGCAAGAGCGACGGACGCAAGTATTTCTACTATGTCTCGAAATCGGAATCCCGCTTCGGCGCGCCGGGCAAGAGCTACGAGCGCATTCCCGCAGCGGAGATCGAAGCAGTGGTGGTAGCACAGATTCGCACGGTGCTGACCAGCCCGGAGTCCATCGCCTCAGTAGTGCATCACGTCCAGCGTATCGGCGCGCAGATCGACGAAGCCAGCACAGTAATGGCGATGGGGCGACTCAACGACGTCTGGGATCACCTGTTTCCTGTTGAGCGGCATCGCATCGCCAACCTGATGATCGAACGCATCGATCTGGTTCACATCGGCAAAGTGCAAGGCATCAAGGTGAAATGGCGGGAACTGGGCTGGAACACCCTGATCGGTGAATTCACCCCGAGGGGGATTGGCGCAGAACTGCTGGAGGTCGAGTCCTGATGGACAACCCACTCGAAACATTCGTGCCCCTGACATTCAAGCGCAAGAAGGGAAGGTTGTTGCTCGGGGAAGGAACGCTCGCGCACGATGTCACGATCATCGATGCCGTTGCACGAGCGATGCATTGGCAGGCGTTACTGGACAGCGGTGCCTACAAGAGAGTCACCGACATTGCGCAGGCCGAGGGGTTGATGCCGACCACCGTGGGCAGGCTTATGCGTCTGGCGCGCCTTGCCCCCGACATCGTTGAACAGTTGATGGCCGGAATTCAGCCTCGACAGCTGACGCTCTTATGGCTGATGCGAAACGACATCCCGGCACTCTGGCCAGAGCAGCGCCAGATACTGAAGCAGTTCAAGTAGGGGACAACACATGCCCAAGAAGACCTACGGCAAGCAGACCGGCCGTGCCATCACTCACGAACTTCCAGCACCGGCCGGTGGGGTACGGCTCGAAACCTTTGTGCCCTGGACGCTGGTCAAGCGTGGTTTCAAGAAGCAGGTGATCACGCCGCTGGATGCGCCACAGGAATTTCTGTCCGAGGCCACCCGGGAGCGGGCGGCTCGGGCTGCTGCACAGGACAGTGCATTGATGCGGGCGCTCGGGCTGGCACACCATTGGCAGAGGCTGCTGGACGAGCAGCGGGTTAAGTCGGTGGCCGACATCGCCGAAGCTGAAGGCATAGATGTGACGCAGGTGCGCCGGGTCATTCGGCTGACGCTGTTGGCCCCCGAGGTCATCGAACGCTTGGTGGGTGCGCCCAACATTGTGCTGGAGCAGGTGATGCGCCGCCCCTGGCCCAACGGCTGGAGTGACCAGATGCGGGTGCTCGCGCCGCCCACCTAA